CCTCGGTGGACGCCTCGGCATCGTGCTGCTGCCTTTCCGGCGGCGGAAACGCATGGCCGCACTCGGGGCAGTTGGCGTAAGCCGCGTGGATGACGGCATGGCACTGCGGGCATTCCTTGGCCGGCGCCTCGCCGTTGCCGCTGCCGGGCTCGGTGACGCGCAGGTCATCCACGGGCCCGTGACGCATGACGTTGCCGCCGAAGTCCAAGACAAGGCAGTCGGCCTTACCCTCGCAGAGCCGGAAGCCGCGACCGACCATCTGGTAATAGAGCCCCGGCGACATGGTCGGGCGCAGCATGGCGATGCAGTCCACGTTGGGCGCGTCGAAACCGGTCGTCAGAACGTTGACGTTGCAGAGGTACTTCAGCGGGCGGTTGTCACCGAAGAGGCCCTTGGCGTCTTGACGCCGGAAGCGGCCGATCAGCCGGTCGCGCTCGGCGGCGGGTGTATCCCCGCAGACGAATCCGCACTCCACGCCATGTTCGCCGCGCAGGTTCTCCACGATGTGCAGGCCGTGCTGGATGCCGCTGGCGAAGATCAGGACGCTCTGGCGATCCTGCGTCTGCTGCACGATCTCCGCGCATGCGGCGCGGACGAGGCCGTCGCGATCCATCAGGTCTTCCACTTCACCGGCGATAAATTCCCCGCCACGAATGTGCAGGTTGCTGGTGTCGGCGCGGACTATGCCCGCCTTGGTGCGGAGCGGGCACAGGTAGCCGTCCCGGATCAGTTCCTTGACGCCGACCTCGTAGCAGATGCGATTGAGGAAGTGGTCGACCTGGCAGATCGACCCGCTGGTCATTCGGAACGGCGTTGCTGTCAGCCCGACGGTGCGGACGCGGGGGTTGATCTTCCTGGCATCCGCCAGGAACGCCCGATACATCCCGTCCCCCTCGGGCGGGATCATGTGTGCCTCGTCGATGCAGATGATGTCAAAAACCTTATCTTCGAAGAGTTCACCGGCCCGCTTGTAGACCGACTGGATGCCCGCGACGATGACGCTGTGCTCCGTGTCGCGCTTACGCAGACCGGCGGAGTAGACGCCGATGTCCAGATCGCCTGCCATCCGCTGGAGCGTCCCGGCCGTCTGTTCCAGCAGTTCCTTCACGTGCGCGAGCACCAGGACGCGCCCGTCCCACTTGCGGACGGCGTCGTCGCAGATGGTGGCCATCACCGGCGTCTTGCCGCCGCCGGTGGGGATCACGACGACTGGGTTGTCGTCGTGATCCCGCAGGTGGCGGTATACAGCCTCCACGGCGGTGGACTGGTATGGGCGAAGCGAGATCATCTACGCGACCTTCTCCTGCTCTTCGGGCAGCGGATACATCTCCGCCTGGCAGGGACGCAGGACCGACAGGGATCGGCCCGCGAGGAAGGCGTTCAGCGCCCGTTCCACCTTGCTGTACTGGTCGCGGAACTCCCCGAGGCTGTCCCGCCGATCGCAGTTGGCCAGGTAATCCCGCAGGAGGATGATGACGTTCTCGTCATCGCTGCAGCGCATGCCCGTCCTCAGCACCTCGCAGAAGCGGCGAAGTTTCTCCAGGTCGGCCGAGTACCACGCCCGGGCGACGACCGCGCGGGTGACGGACGAGCCGACGCCCTTGACGCGATTGGTGGTCAGATGCTCGACGGCGAAGTCGATGGCGGGCTTGTGCCGGGCCATCAGGTCCATCTCGCGGCAGAAGGGAACAGTCCGGGGCGTGTCCATGCCCAGCAGCATCGCCCGCAGCGCCGCGAGGTGGTTCTTGCTGACGCCGCCGGCATAGCGGCCCGAGAGGTTCATCCGCTCGTGGGCCATGCGCTTCTTCTCGCCGCCCACGTACTCGATGCAGTCCTCGGCCGTGTTGAAGGTGACGTTCATCTCCACCGTGCAGCCCGACAGAACGATGGCCCACAGCCGGTGCTGGCCGTCCTGCAGCACGCCGTTGATGTCGAAGGCGATGCTGACGTGCGTGAGCTTCCAGCGGCCGGCCTTCATCTCGGCGCCCAGGTAATCCACGTGCTTCTGGTCCAGCGGCCGGTTGCGGGTGTTGGCCTCCAGCCACTTGATGGCCTGCTCGGGGTCGACCAGCATGATGACGGTGAACATCTTCCCTGTTTTCCTGGCGATTTCGGCGGTGGCGATCATTGGCCATTCCTTTGGCGGTCCGAAGGTTCGTTGCGCAGGGCCAGCAGGCGGACCACCTTGCCGGTCTTGCGGTATTGGTCGATGCGGAATTGAAGGTACGGGTCGGCCTTGTCGGCCGGGTCGAAGGCCAGCACAACCTCGCGCTGCCAGTTGCCCTGGAATTCGCGGTATCGCTGCCAGTTCACTTGGCACTCCTTTCGTCCAAGGTGGTCGTGATGCGGGCGACCATCTTCCGCAGGTAGGCGGGCTCACAGTTGGACAGTAGCGCTCCGGCGGCGGCTTCCGGGTTGTTCAGGGGGATGGAGATCGTCAGCGTGGGGATCATCTGCCCGGGCTTGCGAATGGGAACGGCAGCGTCTTTGGCGATGCCCCCGGCCTTCTTGCGATTGGGCTTCTTGGCCTTGCCGATCTGGCCGACCTTCATCTGGTAGGTCTTGCCCTTGCGGCTGACGACGCGGGCAGGCTGGCCGGGGATGTCGTCGTCCTGCGCATCTATCTTGCGATTTTCGCAAGATGCGTCATCCCGCCGACGGCTGTTTCTGGGAGACAGTTCGCCGGCGGTTTCCATCTCGCGTCGATACTTGGCGACGGTGTCGTGGACCACGCCGACGTGCCGGGCGATGTCGCTGTCACTGCGATCACCCTTGCAGTGCCGCAGCGCGGACTTCACCGCCCGTGCCTTGTCGTCGTTGGAGCGGCGCATCCCGTTGGCCTTGTTGGCCGAGAAGCTGAACCACTGAGCATCGGCCAGAGTGCCCTGGCGAATCTCGCACTCGATGCTGTCGAGGTTCAGGGCCATCGCGGCGCCCCAGCGGTGGAAGCCGTCGCCCAGCCAGTAGTCCTTGCCGTCGTGGAAGACGATCAGCGGCGGGAAGGCGGCGCCCGCCTTCATGTCGGCGGCATACTCTTCGATAATGTCCTCGTTGATGCGGGCCCGCGTCTGCGTCCCGCCGTCGAGGTGAATCTTCTTAAGCGGTAACTTCATGGTGGATTTCCTTCACGGTTGAGAGATCCAGGGGGCACACGGCGACGACTACCTTCCCGCCCCGGACGACCTGCTGACGCATGACGACCAGCAGCTTCTTGATCTGGCTGTCATCGCCGTACATGCCGCCGTACTGCATCGCGTCCAGCAGGGCCTTGAGCACGTTGTCGCAGTCGCGCCTCCGGCCGTCGGGCGGATACAGGTCCAGGCCCACCGCCAGCGTGCCCTCCAGCGGCCGCATACCCGCCCGCCGGAGGATCGCGCACACTAGACGGCGGTATGCGCGACCCTCGCGGTTGATCAGCGTGCGGAAACCCACGTGGCGGTAGTAACGGTTCACGCTGGGCGGATATGGCAACTCCAGCGTGATCATCCGCGCCTCCACGGCGGCGTGGTGGAGTTGGCCGGGGCCTGCTGGGGCTGACCCTGCGCGGCGGCCTTGGGCGCGTAACTCTTGATGCGGTTCTGGAGTTCGCCCGTGTCCTTGCGATTGACGCACTTGACCGTGATCAGCATGGGCAGGTTGTGCAGCTGCACGCTGTCAGTCGGCTTCAGGACGCCGATGGCCTTGCAGATCGAGGCCAGCTCGGCCCGGGCGAACTTCACCGTCTCGGGGTTGGGGTGGCTGAGGTTCAGGTTCACCCACAGCTTGCGGCCCTTGTACTGGCCGTCCACGACCTCCAGCTCCAGGCTAAGGAACTGATTGCCCTTGCTGCTGGTCTTCTCCTCGGAGGCCACGATCATCGCGAGGTACTGCCCGGCCGGGATCGGGTCGAAGCTCGGGACGGGTTCCACGTTGTTGGCGTCAAATCCATTGAGGTTAGGCATTGGGGTTCACTCCTTCGGTTTGGGTTTCGGGGTTGGTTCCGGGGTGGGTTTCGGCGACGGCGGTGCCGGTGTCGGCCTGCTGGGGTGCGGCAGGCTGGGACTTGACGATCTCGCCCATCAGGGCGTCCCAGTCCAGTACCAGCGGGGCCGTGATGCCGTAGCGGTTCTTGGCAAGCTGCTGGGGCGACTCGCACAGGATCATCTCGCGGACGCCGTTGACGTTGATCCGGGCTGCGGCCACGAAGTCGGACCACTCGATCATCGTGTTGACCAGGTCCGCGTGGATGTCCGGGGAGGATTTCTCGACCGTCACGCCGTCGATCGACGTGACCTCGTGCCGGGCGGAGTGCGCCAGCAGCACCACGGCCACGCCGGAGTTGACGATCCGGTCCAGCATGGGCAGCAGGTACTGGTAGACGTAGTTCTTCAGCACCTGCTTGCCGTTGCCGTAACCGCCGTGGGAGCGGTTCATGGTCTGCGACATCTTCCGCTCATCGCCGTCGACGCCGGAGACGTGCTCCTCCAGGCGGCGAAGGAGCCAATCGACAGAGTCCACGACGACCGTGCCGTAGCCATGGTCGCCGGCGGCCAGGGCGTCCAGCCACGAGCGGATCGACGGCCAGCTGGACAGGTACGGAGTGCGGTCGCACCGCATGTGTGCGGCGCCGTTCTCGCAATCGACGATCAGCGGCTTGTGGGTGTTGGCGCCGAAAGTGGTCTTTCCGACCCCCGGCGGGCCGTAGACGATGCCCTTGGGGGCGCGGACGTGCGCCTGGTTCAGTACTTCAGCAGGAAGCGGCATTCTTCGTTTTCCTTTCGTGTTCGAGTTATGGGTTCCGACATTCAGTTGGCTGGCCAGCCATGGGCGGGGGCAGGAGTCGAACCTGCCGAACTGCCGCACCCGCCTTGCCGCGCTCGTGCCTTCTCAGAGGCCGATCCGGGAACACCGTGCCGGAGACATGCACTCCCGCACGCGGCGATGGAACTTCGTCAGATCGCGTCGAAGACGCGGACCTCTTCGTAGCCGGTGGGCCACTGGCCGAGACGCTCGCAGTCCTTGAGCCGCTCGATGGCCGCCGCGTTTTCGCGGGCGCAGTGGTCCAGGGTGTCCGGGGAGATCAGCCATACCCCGCAGCGGAAAGGTTCCTTCTTTTCGACGGCCATAAAGTGGACCGGCACAAGCTCTCCGATCCGCTCGGCCAGCACCGCGCGATAGAAGGCCAGCTGCCGGGCATACCCGTAGCGGCGGGCGTCGGCCTCAAACCACGTCATGTCGTCGCAGGTCTTGAGGTCGACGATGCCGCGGTAGGGATTGAGCCAGTCGATTCTGATCTGGCAGGGCTTGCCGCAGTAGTCGGCCCGGACGACGCCCTCGGCGACGCCGTCGACGATCAGGTCCACGGCCTGCGCGTTCATCGCCACGCCCACGGCCAGGTTCTCGATCAGCGCGCCGTTCTTCGCCGAGATGATGGGCTTGTCCTGCGTGTCGGCCCAGTTCTGATAGGCCTGTGAATCGCTCTTGAACGGCTTGCCGGTA